ACAATACCCTTGAATCCATTTATAATACAGTAGAAAAATAATATCTTTTATCAATCTAATTATTTTCATTCTACCACCTACTATAATAGTACTTTCCTGATATCGAATAGATATCATAATTTTCTCCATTGTGCATTGATTCACATACAAACATTCTTGATGTAGAGTACTCCTGCTTACTTGTCATTAAGTAGCAGGTAACAACTTCTCCTGATTCTAACTTTAAATCGAGTGGTTTCGTTTCCATATTATTCCTTTCTATACCATTTTTCCAATGATATCTGTTACTATATTTTTAACATTGATTCCGCTAAATCGTACATTACCCAAACCGTATTGTTCTTGCAACATTTTTAAATAAGGGTCTTTACGCTTTGACATTAATAACATTGTATTAGGTCTGTGGTCTGCCTGTGAGATACAATATATCATTCTACAGCAAGGGTCTACTATATCATTAACGAACATTAAACCTACATTGTAATCAATCCATACACCATATTGTACACCGTCATAAACGAATGTAAATATATATCTTGCTTCATTCGTTTTCTTTTCTACAAAGTTTGTATCATCCAGTAGAAATTTATTCTTAATTGCATATTCAGCATATTGTGTACCTGCAATTATTTTACCAAATCTGCTTTCTTCTTTTGCTTTTATAAAGTCAGGGTCTTCTACCATTTGTACAAGTTTATCATCTTTACAACAAATTGCTTTTTGATAAGGTGTTGATAATTTTAGTTTGATAAAGTAAGGATTTGTTTTTGTAACTGTATTTGCAAGGCAGAAAAGTAAAACATTATCCCTAAGTCTTGCAACTGTTTCATAGAAATTAAATAACATTTCTACTTCACCCCTTAAATATCTTTGATTCTGCTTTGATGTATCAACAATAAATTCATCATATATAATTAAATCAACGGTATCATAATTAACAGATTTTAAATTTCCTGATACTGACAGGGCAATGAAATAACAAACAAGTTCATCATTCATATATAATTCACGGCCCTTTATTTCGAATCTATCATTAGGAAATTTCTTTTCCTGAATGTCTTTATAAAAAGTGTCTAGGCACTTTTCAAGGTCTGCATCTGTTCTACGCATATAAATAAAATGTCTTTTTGTCTTCTTATATTTTCTTACACCCAGTTCCTTTAATGCAAACGTTTTACCACCACCACGATTCCCTAGTATGAAATTCCATAAAGCGTTATAGGATAGTGTTTCATTGACATTGTACCACATACTGTAATTCCTTTCTTTGGTTTTATGGGGCAATCCTATAAATCGCAATCTATCGCACTAGGACTTTTCCCATTGGTGGCTTTTACACCCAGTATCCAATTGGGAGAAATTGCATTTAATTCATAAGTTACCCCATTACTTATTTTATCACGCTTTCAACTGATAGTCAATAGGCAATAATACAATACCACCTGCAACGATTACGGGGTGTAACTTTCCTTTGTAGGTTGAGCCTAGACGAAAGTTTTCCCACGTAACACTTGAGTAAACTCCGTCTACTTCTTCATCTTCCTCAGATTCTTCAATTTTTGGAAGTCCTGCAATCGTTACTTTTAATTCTAATTCTTGTTTCTTATTTAGGAATTCTTCAATATAACACTTAGCGCGTAAATATCTTGCCCTTGTAAATTGTAACTCCATTTTCCACGCACCTAGTATAGTGGGGGATATTTCTAATTCTTTTGGTAATTCCAATCCTATAATATGTAAACTGTCTGTATCAGCATATAAAAATCTTCCGTTAGGATACTGCTTAGTAGGATTCATTAATATTTGAGCACTTCGTATTGTTTTTTCTCTAGCGTAGGAAGTTATAAAAGTTCCTATCGGCATATACATTGGTTCTCTGAATTCTTCCTGACCTCTATAATATTTGACACGATTGTCCATCTCGTCAAACTTTGGATACTTACTGCATACTCTAGGATTTAAAGCAAACTTTCCGTATAAAGCATTTAGCATTAATTTAGCAAGTGTTCTCATTGCTTCATTACCGTTTAAGGTTGATTCAATTTTAACTTTTATCCATTTGTCAATATAATCTTTAAATAAAATATTGGTACTTCTAAACTTCCAACCCTGAATGTATGTAACATTATAAACGTTGTAATGTTCTAAGAACAATTTTAAATCAACTGATGTTAACGTTAAATCAATAAAATTTTCATCACTACTAATACAGTATTCTGTATCAGCAAAGAAACGATTGTGCTTTAACTGTAATGTTGGCAAGTATCCTTTCTTTAATTCAAACTGGCATGATAAATTCTGAATATAAACGTCATAAAATTCATCTTTTTGATATTCTCCTGAATAATAAATACCCTCACCATAGGGTAACATGCATTCATACATTACCCAAGGATATAATGAATTAACATCAAATACTAATCCCTCATTAATATCTAACCCTTTAAATGTTGGATTAGCATAAGTCCAACCCCCCCTATATGATTTTCTGATATCAGCATGAAAATCTAATAAAGGAAATAATTTTCTAAATTCCCTATTAATTGTTGTCTTATAATCTGCTAGTGCATTGCTACCCTGCGTCATTTTTTCAAGACCCTGTGAAAATAACGTCTTTAATGCTTTGGCTACAATAACACAATCTTTACGTAAATATTCCTTTTCTTCATCTGTAATTATCCACCCTATAGGCCTATCTAAATGGTAATCAATATCCCCTTTGGATTCTTCAAGTCCAAATCCTTTTGCGATCTCTTTAACTTTAAAGGGTAATATATTGAGACTGTTTAAAATTTTAACTTTCCGTGAATGCTTTCCTTTAACTTCAAAATAAATTTCTATTGAATAAAAAGTACCCATATCAGAAATAAGTGTTGTGAATGTTTTTGTATCTCTTTGTTTTCTATCTTCTATTAAACTAAATTCATTTCTAAATAAATAATCAATAATAAAAGCACCGTCAAATTTTAGATTATGAAAGTAAACAGTCGCATTGTTGCAGTTTTCGCACCAGTCAAAGAAAGATTCTATACTATTTGCATATGTGAAATCGTCTGTATCATCAATATCAACAATTCCAAAAGCCCATACCCTGCAATCGTCTTTCTTGGTGGTTGTTTCGTAGTCTGCTACGTACTGCATATTAGGTCTGTTTTCTGCTTAATTCTTCTTGATGTTTTGCGACTTTTTCATCATAAACGCTAAGTAATGCTTTAAAATCTTCATCGTATTCAGATTCTTCTAAATCTTCCCATTCTATATCACTTCCACCATTTAAATAAGTTTTCCAAGTGTTGTAAATTCGTTCTGCTACGTCCTTTGCAAATCTCATAGTGTAAATAAATTCAATACTAAGTGTATCGTTTTCCGTTGCATCAAACATTATTTTACCTGAAACATTTCTTAATATGTCAACAATTTTTACTGCAAAACCGCCTAAATATTTATAACAAGCTCCTAAATAATTCATTTTATATCCATTGTAAGATTCTGATTGATAACCCTTATTTGTAGCCTTTTTATATCCCCGTGTACCCCGTCTTAATTCTTCCAGTGACTTAGGAATAGCATGACCTTTCTTTAAGTTGTTATCAGTAATCATATGCTTTGTTCCCGTTAAAGGACTAAACTTTTTTCTTTCTAATGTTTTTCTACGTTCGTTTACTGCTGAAAATATTGAAAATTCTCTTAGTTCATATTTACTAACCCATACACCAGTTTTTGTTTTTGTTGGAAGTTCCACACCTTTCTTTAAGTATCTTCCTGCTGATTTAATTTCACGATTAAAATCTGCCCTAGTCCAGTTCTGTTCTGTTGCCTGTTTTAGTATATTCTGAACGTTTAATTTTTCAGGTTGAAATACTTCATATTCAGAATTCTTACGCAAAGTTTTAGTTAACTTTGTGTTGTAGGCTCTGATTGTATTGGACAATCGCTTTTGGTCTGCGGTTGTAAATCGAAAATTATATTCTTTAGACATGTGAACGTTTCCCCCTTAATCGTGCAGTAGAACCCCCTGTTTTCAACTTTTGAATACAAAACTAAATCAGCCATTTTATTTGTGTCTAGTGTAATGTTGTTCTTTTCTGCAATATTAAATTTTGTTTTAATCCTGTTTTCAAGAACTTTTTCAATGTATCTGTCACGATTAAATCTACTGCTGAAATGAAGATGTAAAACACTATCTTCATAATGTATATTATGAAGATAGGTAGAAATGGATAAATCGCAATATACCCCACCTTTGGTTATTAAACTCATTTTATCACTTCCTTTCTTAATGAAAAATAGGCAGGATATTTCTATCCTGCCTGTGTGATGATTAGTCAACCAGTTTCAAGGTAAGAACGTTGTTTTCTTTACCGATTGATTTTAAGAAAGGTGTAACTTTGATTGCAGGAAACCAAGTAGGTTTTCCGTATGCAAGGAAGATAGCTTTGATAGAATTAAATACTCCAACGGAACAACACTGATAAGATTTTCCATTTATATCAATTAATACAATTCTAGGAACTTCCTGTAATTCACCTGTTTTTTCAGAGCGTAAGGTAATCTGTTCTACGTAAATATCAACAACGCTGATTTCTCTGTTTATCTGCTCTTTTAATTTAAAGTCTGCATCAGATAAAGCTTTGAATAAAATTTTCTTACCCTTGGGTGTATCACTGATGAATGAGCAATAACTTTTTCTCTGTGAAATTAATTCACCGCAAAAGTCTTTACCGTCTAATTCATAAACCTGTATGGGTGCAACTGTAAGTGCAGTAGCGGAAGATTCAACTGCTTCTTCAAATGTTTTTTCTGTAACAACGTCATTTGTTTCGATATCCTGATTTTCGTTTACGATTGCTTTTGACATAATAAATTTTCTCTTTTCTACCCTATGGGATTTTAAATTGTGAATGTTTCACATGAAACATTTATAGTTAGGAGTAGGGTTACTACCTCTCAACTGACTGTGTTATTTAGTTTCGGTTACTGCGGCAGGAGCTTTAACAATTTCCTTTGCCTGTGACATAAATAATTCTTCTGTCATTCCGTAGGTCTTTTCTGCTATAAGTGGCTGACCTGCTACAAGATAGTGCCCTGCACCGTGCTTTGTTTCAAATGCTTTTAAGATTGCCTTTTCTTTGACTGCTGTATTTCCTGTAATCACAACTTCAACATCCTGCTGACTTACTTTTGAATCCACGATTGATACCTTTACCGCTTTGTACGTTGTTGTACGTAATGTTCTTGTTACTAATCTTTCCATAATCCTGCTTTCCGTGCTTTCTGCACTGTGTAATATTTGACTGATTAGAATTTTACATTAGATACTCCCCAAGTTAAAATTTTTATTTGGCAAACTAATCAGAGTAGGTACTGGGGAATTGAACCCCAGTAGAACCATTTACCTAAACTAAAATTAATTCATTGATATAATCTGTTACTTTTTCTCTGTGTTCACCGTCATTATTATCAAATATTTTTCTGAGATCATTTTCAAGCCATTTTGTATCTGTAGAAAATAACTGTTCCTGTGTTCCTCTGAATTTAACATATGCTTTGATAAAGGATTTTTCTTCTTTAGTTAATTTACTGTAATTTTTCATTTGTTTACCTGCTTTCGTGTGTTGTTATTTCCTATTTACTACTCTTTAAGTATATCACGAAGCAGGTAAATCGTCAAGCATATTTTTAAATTATTTTCACAAAGTTTTGATAATTTTTCGAATATCATCAAGTATAATAAATGCAGGCAGGGGATTAAAGTTGTCATCCAGTATTTTTCATTGCAATTTCACAATTATTCATTGTTTCATTTTTACCGTCTTCAAAAGCCTTTTTATAGATATCATTTCCTAAACATGATTTATCCACGGTATAACCATACTTTTGATTTAATGCGTCTTTTACATTCTTTACGATAAATTCACTTGCAGGTGCAGGAATTCCTGAATTATAACTCACTAGTTCCCGTAATACTTTTATTTCATATTCCAAGTTATGAACACGTGTAACTAATTTAGGATAACTGGATTCAACATCAGGATAGTATTTTGCTTTATTGCCACCATAAAAACTATTAACCTGTGTCTGCAATCTGTTTATTTTCTCCCTATACTCAATAGCATTATTTACATGATCAATAATGTTACTAGCCAGTCTGTCAATATCTTTCTTTTTATCCTCAACAATCTTACGCTCATTTAGTAGTGATTTTCTTAAATTGCATTCCTGCTCTTTTAAGTTATCAATTTCATTTAGCATATTTTCATTCGTTGCCTTTAATTCTTTTATAGTTTCATTCTTATGGTCAATATGTTCACACAAACAGGCTACACGAATGGTTAACTCTTTGTTTTCTAATTCCATACGTTCTTTAACAGGATAATCAATGAATGCCCGTAACTTTCCTCTTTGGTCTTTAATAGTAATATTAAGGCAGTCAATTTCCTGATTTTTGCCTTTAATAACTTCCCTAGAATCATTAAGTAAATTGTAGTAAAATTTAGTTTGTGATTTTTCCTTTTCAACTTCTCTTAATAGTTCTGACATTCTGTCTGTATCAATAGAGGTACGTCTTTTCAATTCCTTGTTTTCTGCTTCAAGTTCCTGAAGCTTGCTTTCTGTATCTAAAAGGAATAAATTAGCGTCAGGAAGTTCTACTATTTCATCAGTTCCCTCAAAGATAACTCTTACCAACCTACTGCGAGGGTCATGAGTAAGGGAAATAGCCTTAATACCCACGGGTAATATTTTACTGCCTGCTACATATGTACAGTTCATTTGTACTTTATCACCAAACTTTAACATTTGTTATACCTCACTTTCTGATAAAAAATGAATGTGTAGGATATGCACGTATTTAGCACCGATTTCATTCATGATTTCCTTTTCTATTGTTGTCAGTAAATCACAAGGTTTGCAATCATAAAAATCTGCGATTACGTTGGGTGTTGGTACACTATAAAAGTCAATATACGCTATTACATATGTTACAATTGCCTTGTGTGGTGTTTTCTGCCATTCCTCATGTTCCCTTTTCTTCAATTTCTCTGCTTCTCTTTTCTCTTTTCTTTCTTTAAATAATTTCATGTTACCAGCTTTCTTCGACATAGTCGATAATCTTACCGTCATTTATAATCAAGGTTACTTGATTCAAGTTAGTTGTTAATTCCAGTTCTGTTAGATTTAATCTATTTAATGCCCCTATATTAAACAATCTTTTTCCGCAACCCCTGCTACCTTTAACAATGTGATATTCTCTTTCTGCATATTTATAAATATCACCTGCATTTTTAAAATATTCTTGATTACCTGACTGCTCTTTGAAATTACTCATAGTTCTACTTCCTCACAATATACTGTTTCGCTATAATATCCATTTAATTCACCTAACCACCTGAAAGTTACATATCCATTAAGGGTAGCAAATTTATAAAATGTCCACGTGTGGCTATCATCGTATGAAAATTCATAATTATCTGTATCGCCAAAGTTTTGTACTTCTTCGCACATTGTTAAAGGTTTACCTATTAAATCTGAAACATTACCTATAATGTCTATTAATCTAACTGATTCGCAACAATCCTGACAATGTGAAAATATTAATTTTCTATCATTAAATATAAAACCAACTTCACAGCAACCCTCTTTGCAATCTACAATTTCTAAGATTGTCATTCCTAAATATCTGTTTAAATAATTTTCCATATATTCTCTTTTCTGACGGTTTAAGGTTGACCGACAACCTATTAAATTAATTCTCTTTTTCAAGTTCAAGTATTGATTCATGAAGTTCTTCTATTTGTAATTTAAGTAATTCGATTCTGTGTTCACTAATTGCATTTATTCTTCCATACTCTTTTCTAAAATCATTAAATCTTTCTTCTTCTCCTTCCAATTCAGATAATAATTGTAACCAAGCGATATTATAAATCTTTACTAATTTTATTGTTTTTAACTCTTTCATTTAATTACCTCATGCTTTCGTGTGCGTTATTTAATTAACTCTATAATTGATTATACACCCAAACATAGAAAATCGTCAAGCTTTTTTTCAAAATATTTTCTTTTCTTTTTGCAACTTGTTAAAGTATTTTTGTATATCTATATACAAGTATACGTGTATACGATATACTTAATATATCAAATAGAAAGCGAGGAACTAGAAATTGAAAATGAATTTATTTACTTATCTATGTGCAATGCTTGGTGTACTTGGTAGTATGCTAACAACCTTATTAGGTGGCTTTGATGCATGGATACAAATTTTTCTAATACTTCTATTAACTGATTATATCAGTGGTGTAGTGGTGGCAACTGTTTTCAAGACTTCGACAAAAACAGTATCAGGTGCATACAGTTCTAAAGCATTTGTACAGGGTGCAACGAAAAAATTCTTTATGCTTGTACTGGTTATGATTGCAAATCAATTTGATTTAGTACTAGGTTTAGACGTTGTTAGAAATGCAGTACTGATTACATTTTGTTTGAATGAACTGGCAAGCGTTTTTGAAAATGCAGGACTTATGGGAATTAAGATACCTAAAGCATTAACAAATATGTTGGACGTATTAAAACAGAAAGGGGATAGTGGAATATGAAAACAATTATTTTAGACGCAGGACACGGTTTAAAAACCGCAGGCAAGCGTTGTATGAAATCACTTGACCCTAATCAAACACGGGAATGGTTTTTAAATCAGCGTGTAGCAGGATATGTAGAAACATATTTACGCCAGTATGGATTCAATGTAATTCGTGTTGATGATAGAACAGGATTAACAGACGTGCCATTAAGTAAAAGAGTTTCTATTGCAAATGCTACTTCAAAAACTGCAATTGTTCCATTCTATGTTTCCATTCATCACAACGCAGGTGCAAACGGTAGTACATCAGGCGGTATATGCGTGTTTCATAGTTCTACAAAAGTAGAACGTATGAATCATGCAAAAGCCCTTTATAATGAACTCATAAGTCACACAGGTTTAAAAGGTAACAGAAGTACACCAGTAGCTTATCAAAGTTTATATGTATGTAAAAATACCTCAATGCCAGCTCTGTTATGTGAGTTAGGATTTATGGATTCTTCTATTGATATTCATGAAATATTAACAGAAGAATATGCAAAGAAATGCGGTCTTGCTATTGCAGACTTCATCAAAAATCTTTAGAAAGGAGTTAACATATGAAAGAAAAAATATTACCATTGTTACAAGAACTTTTAGCATTAACAGACCTTTCAGACCAGATTGTTTCCCTAGTGGCTTCAATACAAGCGGAACTTGAAGCAGAACCTGCTATAGAAGAATCAGAAGTTCCTGCCATAAGTGCAGAAGACTTTGCAGCATTACAGGCAGAAAACGCAACATTACAGGCAACCGTATTGGACGTTAAAAAGAAGTACGCAGAGCGTTTTATGCAGGGAGTTACAGAACCCGAAAAAGAAGAAGTAAAAGAACCTATTGTAAAAACAATTGACGAACTAGTTTCGTAGAAAGCAGGTTAACAAAATGATTAGACCAGTAAATGCAAACAATATTTCAAACGTCGGTAGTGTTGATATTTTAAACAGTATCAGACGTGAGTTAGGCGGGCAGTATGAAATAGACGTTCCACTTGCTACTGACACCGTAGAATCAATGAAAATGGTTGGTGAAGCAATTCTTGGCTTCGATGCGCACAGAAATGCATTTTATCAGGCATTAAAAAACAGAATTGCCTTTTCTATTGTAAAAGGAAAAATGTATACAAACCCTTGGCAGATACTCAAAAAGGGTATCCTTGAACTTGGTGACACAATCGAGGAAATATTTGTTGGTCTTTGTGATCCTCAGAACTATGACCCCGAAGTAGCAGAATCAGAAGTTTTTAAACGTGTTGTTGCGGATGTTAGAACCGCTTTTCATACCCGTAATTATCAGAAGTTCTACAAAACAACCACTTACAAAAATGAACTTTCAAAAGCATTCCTTTCTACAGGCGGTATTGCAGAGTTCACGAACAAACTGATTGAATCAATGTACAAATCAGCAGAACAGGACGAATTTCTTGTTATGAAATACTTCATATGCAGACTTATCTTAGATGGTAAGTTACACGCAGAAGTAATTGCTGACCCTACAACAAATCTGAAAAGTACGATAGAAACAATTCAGGAAATTTCAAACAACTTTGAGTTCTTAAATCCTGACTTTAATATGTCAGGTGTTGACAACTTTTCACTTAAGGCAGACCAGTATATTATTATTGATGCAAACACAGATGCAAAAGTATCGGTTGAATTACTGGCAACTGCTTTCAATATGAGTTTTGTGGAATTCACGCCACACAAAATTTTGATTGACAGTTTCTCAAAACAGAACTTAGCAAGACTTGCTAAAATCTTTAAAGATGACCCTGCTTATGTTGCATTTACTTCACCTGAACTTGTAAAACTTGCATCTGTTAAAGCAATCTTGTTAGACCGTGAATTCTTCCTGATTTATGATAACTTAATTGAATCAAGTTCAATTTACAATCAGGACGGTTTATATTGGAATGATGTATTGCACACACAGAAAACTTTCAGCGCAAGTCCTTTTGAAAATGCAACCGTTTTCACTGTACTTCCAAGCACCATTACTTCTGTAAGTGTAACACCTGCAACCGTAACACTACCTAAAAATGTGATTATGCAGTTATATGTTACAGTAGAAACAGGCGGGTTTGCAAAAACTGATGTTGAATGGTCTTCTAGTTCTCCTGATTCCTTTATTGATGATTTAGGCAGAATTCGTATTGGTTCTGACGAGGGTGATGCAACTGTAACCTTTACCGCAACTTCAAAAGTTGATCCTAGCAAAACAGATACTTGTGTTGTTACTGTAGCCTAGTAAAATGCTTCACGTGAAACATTAATTACACGTGTTTCACGTGAAGCAATTAGAAAGGAATTAATATGATAATAACACCTGATTCACAAGTGATACTTTTAAAGAATATTAGACTTGCAAAGGATTCACTAGAAACCTTTAGTTTTACTGATTTAGAAGAACAGGAAAATTTCTTCAAATCAAAGTTAGTTGCTTCATTTACTGATTTATATTATTTAAAAGAAAATACAAAGCGGATTCGCCTTGAAATAGAAATGCAGAAAGTATTTAATGTTAATTACTGTATGTTTAAGAACACCGCTTTTAATAACAAATGGTTTTATGCTTATATCACTGATATTATTTATCTTAATAATACAACAGTGGAATTTACCTATGAACTCGATTACTGGCAGACATATTTGTTTGATAAAAAGTTAGTAGAATGCTTTGTTGAACGGGAGCACGTTGAAGATGATACAATGGGTATCAATACCGTACCTGAATCATTGGAAACGGGCGAATATGTAGTTCAGCAAGATATTAGCGATTCTGACAGAATAGGTTGTTGCGTATATGCACTTAATAACAATGTTGAAGTCACAGGAGAATTCATCAATAACATTTATAGTCCTTTAAATGCCACCGCTTGGAAAGCAGATGATTTAGGAATTTTAAATGACCACTTGACTGCTTACTCTGCTACACCCGATTTAATAACCCATATATCATCAATACCGTATAAGATGATTGATACAGACGGTGGAGTACCTAAAGAGTATGAAGAAAATCCTTATATTTCGCAGTTAAAACGCTTTGGAAATTATCACCCTGTTAATAACAAATTATTTACATATCCTTATTCTTATGTTGCTATTGATGATTTTAATGGTAATGCGGAAGAGTATAGGTGGGAAGATTTTAAAGACAAAGGACTTGCTTATTTTAGAATTAAAGGAAGTCCAAACCCTAGACCTGCTATTATGATATATCCTGAATTTTACAAAGGAATGATAGACCCCACCGATTTAGGTATTGTATCAGAGAATTTCCCTTTATGTGCTTGGACTAGTTCTGCTTATACACAGTGGGTTGCGTTCAATGGAACATCAAACTTTCTTTCAGGTGGTGCAAGTGGTTTAGTTGCGGTTGCATCTATGGGTGTAGGAAATACCGCAGGTGTTGTAGCAGGAATTTCAGGAGTTGTTAACGCAGTAAAAGAGGTTGAAAATCACAAGCGTTTAGGTAATACTTTACATGGTAGTGTAGGTAACGGAAACGTTAATATTGCGAATGGTTATGTAGGTTTTCGTATTCGTGAGTATTCTATCAAACCTGAATTTGCAAAAATCATAGATGAATATTTTACCCGTTATGGATATGCAATCAATCGTTACAAAGTACCTAATATAACCGGTCACGCAGGATGTAACTTTGTTAAAACAAATAATGCTAAGATTGTGGGTAATATACCTCAGTCAGCCCAAATCAAAATGCAAGCTGACCTAAACACTGGCTTCACATTTTGGCACAACCCTGAAACCGCAGGTACATTATAGAAAGGAGTAAAATGGCTCGAAAAGATAAAAATCCCGAAGATTACAAAGCAATAGAATATTTCGATTTTTGGTTTGAATACCTTTATCTCCTTTCTATTAATCGATTTGACTGGCACAACTTGCCCGAAGAAATCGACGAGTTATTTCAGGAAAAAGGGTTAATAGATAGAGGTTGTATGTTATTTGCTAAAGATGAAATACTAGGTAAATACTTAATTACAAAATTTACAACCGCAGGAGTATTTGACCTTTATGGAATTCCGACCCGAAGAATGGCAAGTGCTAACAACGGGTATCATAAAATGTTCACTGATACGGAAAGCGTTATTATAGGAAATAATCGTTTGTTCAGTCCTGAAATATCAAAGATAATTAAGTATGCTTTACAGTTAGCAAACTTAGACCTTGCAAAAGACGTTAATACAAATGCACAAAAAACACCTATTGGTATCCAGTGTGAAGATAAAGAACGGGCTTCATACGAAAAATGGCTTGCAAAATATAATGGTAATGCACCTGTCATTTTAACATCAAAAAATTTCAACCAAGGTAATATAAATACAATCAGCTTCAATGTTCCTTTCGTAGTAGACAAACTCCATGCAGAATTACATATGCTTTTAAATGATGCATATACCGCACTTGGAATTGAAAGTTCTAATACCGATAAGGCGGAAAGAATGATTACAGACGAAGTTACTAGCAACCTTGGTGCGGTAGAAACACAAAGATATGTAGGGCTTAATGCTAGACGTTATGCCTGCAAGCAAATCAATAAAATGTTCGGCCTTAACGTTACCGTTGATTTTAAATCAAATATGGATACTATTACCACACCCGAAGAAATAGACTACAACAAACAATTATTAATTGAAGAACAGGGGGCTTAGTATGTTTGGTAATAATGATACAATTCGTTTACTTGATTTAATGAAATCTGTTACGCAATATAAATATGATTCTGTAAAAGATATCATTACAAATGCTAGACCCTTTATATTCAATTTTAGTTATCCTATATTTGATGAAGCGTACAGAGAAACACTTGAAAAACTTATTTTACATCATTACTTTATGTATCATATAGGAACAGAAACACCGCAGTTATTTAGGGAATATCTTGAAATACAGATGAATGAAGAAATGCCTTACTTCAACCAGTTATACAAATCAGCATTACTAGAATTTAATCCGTTGTACAGTGTAAATATGGAAAGAAAGACGATAACAAAAGCAGATAGTACAGGTAAAACAAATTCAGTTGATATTGCTACAGGAAAAACAGATTCGCTAAGTCATAACCTTTCTAGCGATACACCACAGGGAAGTTTAACTGATATTGACAGTGGCAAGTATCTTTCAGGTTATGACAAAATAGATAACAGTGCTACAACATCAGGAACACAAACAAATGTACTTAATAATTCAGTTAATAATCTGAACGATTATACAGAAACCATAAAAGGTAAAGAAAGCGGACAGTCATATTCTTCCCTGCTTTTGGAATTCAGAACAACATTTCTTAATATTGACAAACAAGTTATTGAATTACTTGAAAATAACTTCATACAAGTATACTAAGAAAGGAGAAAAACATGGCTATTGATAAAATTTATCTCATACCTTTATCAGGTGCTCCAAGTGAGTATGACAATTCAATTTCTTATCTTGAATTCCTTGGAAAGATTAACGCAAAATTAACCGAAGTCATTAATACAATTAACAATATACAAACTGATTGGGATTTAAAAATTGATGTTAAAATATCTGCTTATTCTCAAATAGTTAATGCACAGTTAGAAGAATTAAAAGTATTTACTGAATCACAAAATGCATTAATCAAAAATGAAATGGTAAATATAATCAATGCACAGATTGCTTCAATTCAGGCACAAATTGATTTACAAACTGAAAGTTTCATCAACATAAACAATCAGTTAGTAGGGCTTAATAACTTAATTAGTTCTACAAAAGATTATATCATTCAATATGTCAATCTTCAAAATGCTATTCAGGACAATAACAGTGCTATAGAATACGGTAAGATATATGCTGCAATCAATGAAATAATTGCTAGTTATCCACCTATTTACAATCCTACAACTGGACTATACGAGCCTTTAAACATTGTTGTTCAGGATATGTATGATGTGCTTCGTTACAATGCTATAACTGCACTGGAATTTGACAGTCTTTTACTAACTGCACAGGAGTTTGACAATTTTAACATTACTGCAAGAGATTTTGATGTTAATGCAAAAGTTCTACTTGGATACTTAAACAGTAATTTTGAAATGATTAATCCCTATACGGGTATCACACAATTAATTAAAGACGTTGTTATAGACATTGTCGCAAGAACTAACAACGGACGTTTTAAAGCATCAGAATTTGATGCATTACACTTAACCGCAGGCGGATTTGATGCTTACCACATTACAGCATACAACTTCGACTTCAATGGAAAGAACCTGATAACAGGTTAGAAAGTAGGTATAATATGGCTACACAACATTATTCTTTGCCACAGTGGATAGCAGGTACAACACTTGATTTTCTAGGAACTATGAACGGTGCTTTTGCTACACTTGATACAACAATTTACAATATCGACCAAACTGCACAGAGTGCAGAAACAACCGCAGGCAATGCTGATACAAAAGCAGATAATGCTTTAACTCTTGCAAATGGTCATACAACACAGATATCTGCTTTACAGGGTGCATTAACCACATTAACAACGACTGTTAATGGATTAGTTACA